CTTTGTCGTCTTGTTTCTCGGGTGCCTTGTCGTCCGTATTCTTGGCCGGCAATTCAACATCTGGCTTTGTTGGTTCCTCGGTTGCTGGAACGGGTTTCGGTGTCTCGACCGGCCCTATTGCGACAAGCTGCCCCTCGAGGTTTGCAATTGCAGCCCTCAAGCTCTTCTCGCGCCCTTCCTCGTTTGCACTTGTCTCTTCGAGTTCGGCAATCTTGCCGTTGATACGTTCGATGTTTTTTCGGCGTTGGGTTTCTTCTGCATTCATTTGTTTTTCATCCCTTTCCAACTGCATGATCGCGGCGTCGTCCTCTGTTACGTCAAGGAACGCTTTGGTCTCAAAATGGATCTGTTGAATATACGCAGGAACAAGTTCGAGGATCTCGACCCCGATAGGATCTCCAACCCCGAACGACTTCCCACACAACTTCTTGATCGGTTTTGCTGCGACAATCATTCTAACCGCCCATTGCGACCCCGAGGGGTCAGTTAAAACTACGCAACCGCATCATCGATGAAAGCACCTGCATCAACCGCCACGATCTTGACATCGTGAAACGACTCAACCTCATAGCGGGTGGTGGTTTCCTTCTCAATGTCAAACTTGCGATTGACGATCCCGTCGGCCCCAACGCCATCGGGTCCACCCCATGCCATTGTTCGGGCGGCCGTGAGAACTCGCCGGCCTTTTTTCGTGCTGACATATCCAAGCCAAACATCTTTGGCGTTGACAATATACGCCATCGATTTAGCCTGACCCGGCTTAGCTGTGTTGTTGATACCACCTGCCACGCTGTAACTCGTAACCCCAAAGAACGACGCAAGTTGTGCATTGTTGTCGACTGAGTCGATAAACGTTTTTTCGGTGTGCTTGATTGCATCGCGCACGACCGAGTTGGTTATGATCTCGGTGTGCACGTCTGCCCCAACGACCATGGCGTTAGCACGTCGGCCAATCAGTGCGTGAATGGCGGCTTGCAATGTCATGATGTCTTTTTGTGGGTCACTTGACGAGTCGTCCCACTGCAAAAATTGCGCACCGGTCGGGCCGGATGACACGCCGTCGTAATCGGTTGTCCAAGTGGCGGGCAACATGCAGGTGGCTTGCCACTTGTAATCAAGATCCATGATCACTTGGTTGGCCAAAAATTCCGCATTGTCCTCGTCCACATTGAAAGCCGGATCGGCGTCGGACGACTCTGCCCAGTCCTCGTTGTGATGTACCGCGTAACGCTCGCAAGCGTAGGAGTCGGTTGATTGAGTCCAACCGCCCCCACCGGACTCCTCAGACGGGCCACGTGGTGTCATCTGTCGGCGTTGCCACTCGCCTTGTGGATAGGTGTAGTAGGTTGCAGACTTGTCATTGACCGGCAAGTATGGCGCGGCCTTTTGAGCCACAAACGACTCGGCCTCCTGCATAGCGCCGATCGTCATATCCTGCATTGTCGAACTGTAACGTCTCATTCCGGCAGTTGGTTGTGAAGGCATAGTTTAATCTCCTAAATATAGTTTGGCGTTCAGCACCGGAAGTTAGTCAACGATTACGTATTCAAGGAACATTGTCACGATCCCGGCCGTAACATCGGCAACTGCAATCACGGCTTGCGGGTGCCTCGCGGCGGTGCACTCCTCCGAAACCGCGGCGGCGGTCCCATCCTGGATAAGTTCGTGCCAACCGGCCGATCCCATTGTTGCGATCGCGGTTGCCCCGAGAAGTCCGGCAACATCATCGGTCGCAATTGAAAACGCGACAGTTGCAGACCCGGCCGATGTAACAGCATCGGAAACAAACGTGCGACCACGTGTCACGACTGCATTGTCGGGCAATTCGCCCGGGAGGTCGATTGTTCCGATTGCCCCGCCATGGACCGCGAACGAATAGGTCGATCGTAAGATCCCAATGGACCCGATCCCGTCTGCTACAAGGTTAGGGAATGCGGAGTTGTAACCCTCATGGGTCATGTACCCCGTGATGATATCGTCCGCCACACCGGCCTGGAGCGCACGTGCGACCACGAAATCCGAATTGTTGTTAGGTGCGACCCACTTGCCGGCCGCGTTGGTCACAAGAGCCGAACCGATTGAAACGGTCCCGCCCAGTTTGAATCGCGACAACCCTACAAGTCCGAGGCTCCCCATGTCGCCTGACTCGGGGGCGGTCTGCAATGGCCCGGTCGACCATCCACCGGCGGCGGCGTTGACCGTGACAGCCTCAGCCCCGGAGAAATACGCGGCATTGTATTGCTTGGCGCTGTAATCAGCGGCGGCAAGTCCCGACTTTGAAAGTATAACATTTTCGGTTGCTTTACTCATCGTGTGTGTCTCCTCAGAGCTTCTCGTTTGGTTGGGTTAACCCCAAGGGTTGCTAGGCAAGTTCGGCGTTAACTTCGTCATACAAGGCGGTGTCTCGCTTGTAGATTTCTTTGCGTGCGGTGTGTAGCGTGTGTTTCGGTTCGGTCTTGATCAACTCCGCTACTGCCTTGTCACGCTTCTCAATCGCGGTTTCGACCTTGCCGTCCCCGTCGGCCCCATGTTGGTCGAACAACGGCGAGGCTTTCATTGCCTTGTTAATGCGGACCAACATTTCATTGAAGGTCTTTTGCTGTCCGTCGTCCAACGACTTCTCGACGCTACCCAAAACCTTGACGAGTTCAAGTTTTTCGATTGGCAGGAAGTCGAACTCTTTCGCCCGCTTTTCGAGCCGGATCGTGGTGGCCTCTTCAGTCAACGTATTGACCCGTTTGGCCAGTTCAATCTTTTCTGCTTCGAGGTTTTTGAACCGCTTCTCGATTTCCTTATCCTCGACCTTTGCAACGTCGGTTTTTTCCGGGTCGGCGGGGCCTGTTGGATCCGCGGCAACCACTGGGACCGGGACAGGTGGCATCATCGGGTCAACGGGTGCAACCGGAGCTACGGGGGTGACCGGTCCCTTGGCCGCTGCAATTGCGGCAAGGATAGCTGATTTTTCTTCCTCGGGCATTTTCGCCAAGATCTCTTCTAATGTCATTTTCTGAATCTCCGTTGGTTGTGCCGCCCTTTTCCATAAGACGATCTTGGTTCGGTGCTTCTCGTTCCCGCTCGCGCCCTTATCGACAGTCGAAAACCATTCGAATTTTTTCAACTTAATATCTGAAACGACCCACGTCATACCCAAGTGCCCATGCCGTTTCCCCTCATGGAAAATTCTGGCCGCTCGCCGTTTTTGATTTTTTCCCAGAGGTCGTTGTCGTTGACTTTGATCGATGCGATCCAACCCTCGGGACCTTCACCGAGGCCAAGGGCCACCCGTTTCTCGTTGGTGACCACAAACGATTCGATAATGTCAAACATGCCGCGCTTGGTATGCATATCCCCACCCATACCCGCGCCGCTTGACTCTGCGAACGCCTTATGCACGGCCTTTTCTAATTCCATGATCGGGATAACGTGGTCGTCCGCGTCGATAATCGGTGTGCCGTTCTCATCGGTGACAATGGCGACCCATCCGGTCGCAATGCGCTTCTCTTTGTCGACCTTTAAGATCTCAAGTCCGACTTTCAGATCAACCGATCGTGTTTTCTGTTCTTCCAACTATGGCCTCGACCGCGTTTTTGGGTACATCGCGGGAGACCTCGGGACAGTTACGCAACCGCCCTAAATTGTAATTCGTGATATTTTGTGAATACTAGCGGAATGTCAAGGTAATTTTTTCATTTGGTTGGTCGCTGCTCAAGTTCACATGCCCACACCGAATACATTTACACGCCCACGGTGCCGCTACAAACCCGCATACCAACAACTTGCCGCACGTTCTGCCCCTGTGTTGTCCGTTGCACCTCGGGTTCACATCGGCGGTTTCTGGCATGTTGGATTTTTTTTCGCTCACAGAGTCGGCGGAACTTGCGTCAAGGGTAGTTGTGTTTGCGCGGGTAGTGGGGCTTGCACGGGTTGCGGTGGCGGTGGTTGGTCTTGCTTCTCAAATAGAGCCATCACGGCCTCTCGATTCATCATGAATTGACTCCCGATCCTAACCCCCGGGATCTGGCCCCTCTTGATTGCCGCATTGATCACGCCTCGGGACACGCCGAAAATTTGCGACGCCTCTTGTGCATTCATCATTGGCGGTAGCTCTTCCACTATCTCATCCTCCGCGGCCTCGACCGGGACAGGAACCGGCGGGGCAACGGCTACGGGCGGGGCGGCTTGCAACGGGTCCTGTGTCATCAGGTCGGGGGCCATCCCACTAAACGGGTTCTCGGACGGCGGCAAGTCAATCATGCTACGTCCCCAGTCGTTGATATCAGGGGTTGCTTCCATACCACCACTACCGATCATTGCCGACACAAACGCCCCCGACTCTGCTATCGATTGTTTTTCGATATCCCCGGGAGTGTAGGTTGGATAGGCTTCCGACGGGTAGCCATTCAGATAGCACAACCGGGGGATTGCATCATCGTTGATCACCTCTGCAATCCCGTTCTGGATTGTCCCGAGGCCGCGAGAAAGGTTCTCGGTGTGGTCGCTTGATAACGCCTTGGAGCCGGTCGAGTCCTGTCCGAGAAACTGCATTTGAGTGAAGAACATTGTCGCGATCCTGGAATCGTAGTGCTTGACGAACTCGAGCGCGGTCTGAAACCCCTTGCCGCTTGAAGACAAGAGCTTGAAATTGAACCCGGTTTTTCCATTTCGGTCTTCAGAGGTTGGGACAACCGCCCCCATGTAGGAGTCCATTCTGATCTTCCGAACCATTTTCTCATGTTGCGCCCGGTTGGCTTTTGACTTTTCGTCCGCGTTCTTATTCATCATGCTAAGGGGTAGCTCCATAACCGGCAACCCCGCAATGTCGCGCTCCATACCGATCGAGCTAATGTCCATATGACGTTCGGATCGGTGGTAGGACGTATAGACCGGGCGCATTAACGACTTACCCTCGGGGCTTCCGTTCCAGGGCCTTGGGATGTAGTGCAAGCATCGCGACAAGGGGATGGTTCGCGTGGTGGAGTCGTGAGGGGGTCGCTGAATCATCGCAGAGGCATAACCGTCCTCGTCGAAAATCCACCTATCGAGCGACTCTTGAGACCTGATACCCCAGTCCCGCCAACCAAACATGCCGTCACTGTGTTTACTGTTCAGGTATTTCGATTCATTTCTGCCCGCCCGGATCTTGTAGGTCGGCTCAAGCACGACCCATCCGAAGATCATGGAAGTTAGAAAAGCGGAGATCACACCTCCCCACTTGGAGCGCATGTCATGGATCGCCTGTTCGGTTTTCTCTGCCGCCTCGTTGGCTTGCGGGTGCCCGGAGTCGTTGGGTTTCATTGTCCAAGTGACAGGTCGCAATAGGGACTCACTCAACCACATAGACATACCAATAACCGCGTGATTATCGTACATTTCGCGGTATTTCTTGATTGCCTTGGTGCCCCGGAGGTCTCGGTGGAATTCCTCGTCGACTATTCCAGAGTGGCGTCGGAATCCTAGATCTCCACATTCAGCAAGGATCGGTGCTTCTTCTGCTTTGGACATTGGCGAGACTCCTAGGTTGTGGCCAGCAGGGTTGCATATATTACGAATAGAATCAAGTTGAGTGTTTCGGGGGGTTTGGGCGGGTTACGAGTTGGGGGTTTGGGCCTCGATCGGGTGCGAACGGTCACTTCTTGATAGATCTGAAGTTTGAGATCCCAACCCCAACCTCTCGACCGTGGCCATGGTTGCCGGGAACGTGCCCCGGTTCTCGGGTTGTTGGTGGTGGCTCGAATAGACAATCAACTGCCCGGATGGCCTGGTCGTATATTTCGGCGAGGTCGACAACCTCTCTTTTCGTAATCGCGGCGTCAATGCCGCCCGTAGTCGGCCAGATACCCCCGCCCTCGTAGAAGTCCGTTGCTCCGATTGTCTCGCTGTATTCGTCGGAGCTCAAACCCGCCCCTTGCTCCGCTTCGACTTGATCGATTTTTTCTTGGTTCTCTCTGTGAGCCGGACCGGCACACGACCACACCTTCAATTCGCGGTTTCCTTAATCGGCCCCCTCGGGTCTCCTGGATAACGTAACTTGTTCCCCAAGGGGGTTGTGAACTTCTCACCTATCTTTGCCCGCTTGCCGTTCATTCTCTCATGGTGCCTATCCCCGCTCTTGCCGTCGGTTCTGGCTATCCACTCGGTTTCTGCAACTCCCGCCGATACCATCCCCTCGTCGATTGCCATGCCCTCGTTCTGTACACTCTCCGTTCTGGCTACCAACGCCGCTCTTTCCGGCGAGAATGCATAGACCCTTCCCTTTGGTGGGCCATGCAGCTTCGCGGCAATCCTCCGGGCGATGGCTCCCACCGATGGCGTTGGTTTCTCACGGGCGGCGGTTGCGAAGATCTCGGATAGCGACCGCCTTACGGCTACAAGAGACCTCCGTACGATTCGCGTTACCTGAATTTCCTTCGCGGCAATTACATCGTCCAACAACCCCGGCCGTTGCAGCCACTCGCCGTCAAGAGCTTGTGCCGTGGCCTTGCCAGAGGTGCCGATCTGCCTCAGCCCGAACTTTGCGAGAATGTCGAGAAGCTGTTTTTCCAACGCCTTGTCGTTGGTGGCCTTTGCGATATCCAGCCGCCCCGCTTTGAGGTCTCGGATCGTGCGTCGGGCCATTTCCTCCGCGTAGTTTTCCAACCATTCTGCAACGGCCTTGCCCAACGGCTTGGTTTGTGCGTCGACCCGCGCATCGTTGGCTCTAAGTATATCGGTTCGCTTGGATTTCGATATTGCCATTGGTGTCTCACGTTGGGGTTAGTGATTGCATTGCCGCGTCAACTGACTCTTTGAGATATCTAACGGAGCGCTCCGCCGATGTTATCGCGTCCTTCGCGGTCTCGTAGTGGCAAAAAAAGATCTCGACCTGTTCGATATCCAAGGCAACCCCGAAACGCGAATCCTCTCTTTTGTATATGCCAACCTCGATTTCTCCAAACTTCCAAAACACCCTCTTGGTTTTCGTACACGCCGATACATGCATTCCGGTTGGCGGTTTCCCGAACAGTCGGAGATCTAGGGGGTTCACGGTGTTTCCTTGTCTAGCTCTAACCCCAGACCGCCCTCGGTGATCTTT